TTTTTCTTATCTATTATTTCAAAGTGCATAGCTTCCCTTAGTTGTTCTCACAACTCTTTGTTGTTTTTTTAATTAATAAGAGCTAGGCTCTCATTAGTTTGTCTGTAAGATCAGCAACTTTCAAATGAAGGTTATAACTTTCAGCCTTCAACTTGTTAGCTTTCTGCAAATGTCTTACATACGCATTACTCTTTTTTCTTTGTAAGTCCCTTGTCTTTTGCAGGTCTTTCTTGATCTCTACCATTTGGTTCTCGACCATTTTCCTCCTTCACTTTTGTAAAGTCAAATTTAATATTATTAACTTTTACTTCTACAAACTCACCTTTACTTTGTGGGTCAGCAGCCTTCTCAACGTCATCAAACTTTTCTATATAAGTAAAGTTTGCTTCGCCATTTCGGTATCTTATATATGTTTTTTCCTTTTTTTCAATCATAATCTCTCTTGATTGCCATCTCTACATAATGAATAGCTTTTAGTAAATCTTGTTTTTGACCTTTAGCTTTGTGTCTACATAGGTATTTTATAGCATTGCCTTCAGCAAAAGGTATGTTGTTCTTGTTGATAAATTCACTTGCTTGAATAGGCATGGATGAGTAATGATCACCGCCTATTTGTTTTTTATATACATCATCAGTCATAATTTTTAAGCCACGAGACAGAGAAAAACAACTGAAAGGAAGCCAAG